TCTAATTTTATGTATCCTCACGAGGTTACAGAGTGTACAAAGGGTACTAGATACTCATTTGTGAGTTGGGCGTTTTAAATATATTATAAATATAAGAAAACGATTAACGGGATTTGACTAATGGCAATAATACAGAATATCACAATAGATCAAGATTGTGATTACACAGAAACATTAACCATCAAAGATTCCACAGGAACTGTCGTAGATTTAACAAACGAGACTATAACATCTACTTTGAGAAAGACGCACTTATCTACCACATCTTTTTCTTTTACTACTGCTAAAGTTAGTGCTACAGATGGTACTTGTTCTATCACCATGACAGACGCTGTGACAGCAACTCTTGCTGAAGGAAGATATGTTTGGGACCTAACAACAACAGATTCGTCTGGTTTGATAACCAGAAGAATTGAAGGTAGAGCAACAGTCACACCAAGCGTGACTAGATCGTAGTATGTCAACTAAAAAATATTTACAAAATGGTAAATGGCCTGGTCTTCAACAAGAGCAAACAGTAAAACTGACACAAGTTGAAGGTGATATTGAGATAGATGTTGATATAGAAAAACAGATTACAAAATTACAAGAAGCAAGAATAGCAGGTGAGATAGAAAAACCAGAACAACTATCTATTGATCCTGAAAAACAATTAACAGAATGGCATTTAGAAAAAGGTCTTAAAACCTTTCTTGCAAATGTAGAATTTGAAAAAGAAGATTTAGGTAAGAAGATAAAAGAAGAGGACGCTAAGATTTCTGCTCTAGAAGAATTGTTTGGTGGTCTAATTAATAAACCTAAAACAAAAGAAGAAATAGAATTAGAAAATACAGAGGTTATCTCTGAAGAATCTTTTGAAGAATTTACTGAAGAAGAAAAAAAAGATAGAGAAAAGATAAGACTAAAAGCTCTGTCTGAATTATTTGAGAAAAAAGTAATAGAAGAAAAGATAGAAGAAGAAAAAGAAAAACAAAAAAGACTAGAGGAAGAAAGAAAACAACAACTATTAGTTGACTCTGGTTTAGATAAACCTAAAGTAGAGATAGATAGTAAAACTATTGAAGCACAAAAAATAGTAGAAGAAAAATACGGACAGGCAGGTGCAAAAGCATTACAAGGTCTGATGAACGCTTCTGCTAAAGAGATAGAAGCAGATCCACTTATTGTAGATAAGGTTCTAAATCACATCTCTGAGATGAAAGTTGCTAATGAGTTAGAGAAAGACAAGATGAAGTCTTTAGAATCTATCGACTCGTTAGATAAACTAACTAAAGAATTTTTAAACTTTAAGAATTTAACATCTATTCAACTATCGACTGTCGGTGGTGGATTAGATACAAATAAAATATCAGCAGATTTAATGCCAACAACAGGATCAACTTATGATCTAGGCTCTGCGGCTAGACCTTGGCGTAAATTGTTTTTATCTGGTGGTACACTTATAGTTGGTGACGCTGAAATTTCTGGTACTGAAATTGCACAATTAGATGGCGTGACGGCAGGACAAGCAACTGCTAGTAAGGCAGTTATTCTTGGTTCTGAAAATGAGATCACAGGTCTAGGAACAGTAGGCATGACAAGTTTATCATTAGGTGGTGTGGCAGTCACATCAACAGCAGCAGAATTGAATATATTAGATGGTGTCACAGCAACAACTACTGAATTAAATCATGTCGATGGTGTGACTGGTAATATACAGACAGCACTAGATAGTAAGGCAACAAAAGCCTTTGCGATTGCACAAGCAGTAGCATTAGGATAAATAAATAGTATTATAGGAAAAAATTATGGCTAGACCAAATACAAGAGCAACATTTAAAGAGTATTGCCTTAGATCACTAGGTAAACCTGTAATCGATATAAATGTTGATGAGGATCAAGTAGAAGATAGAATAGACGAAGCAGTGCAATACTTCTCTCAGTATCATACAGATGGTGTTGAAAGAATGTATCTAAAATATAAAGTGACTGCTGCTGATAAAGTTAGATTAAGAGCAAATAATGATTTTACTGTTTTTGAACCAGGCACATATGCTGATAACATAGAATTAGAAACTGGTACAAATACAGTTTTAGAAGGTGATGGTGATTTAATAAAAGAGGATGGCACAACTATACATCTAGAAAGTTCAAATCTAGTATCAACAAAGTATGAAGAAAATCAAAACTACTTGGTAATACCAGACTCTGTTTTGAGTGTGATAAATATTTTTCCTTTATCTGACAGAGCAAACCTAAATATGTTTGATGTTAGATATCAGTTAAGATTAAATGATCTGTATGATTTTTCATCTACAAGTATTGTACACTATGAATTAACCATGAGACATCTAGATTTCTTAGATCACATATTGGTAGGAGAAAAACCAATTAGATTTAACACATTGTCAAATAGATTATACATTGATATGGATTGGGCAGAGGATATAGACGCTGATGAGTATTTAATTATTGAATGTTATAGACAATTAGACCCAACTCAACACACAAGAATGTTTGATGATATGCATTTAAAAAGATATGCAACTGCTTTAATTAAAAGACAATGGGGTCAAAACCTATCTAAGTTTAATGGCACAGCGATGTTAGGCGGAGTGACACTTAACGGACCTGAATTATTTTCAACTGCCATAGCAGAACAACAAAAACTAGAAGAAGAAATAAGATCAAACTTTGAGGAACCTCCTCACATAATGCAAGGATAATAAATGCCAACAAATGTTTATTTTGACACTGGCACAACTTCAGAACAAAGACTATACGAAGACCTAATAATAGAGCAACTGAAGATATATGGCCAAGATGTTTTTTATTTGCCAAGAAAATTGGCAAACAAAGATACTATATTTGGCGAAGATCCAGCGTCATCTTTTGATGATTCTTACATAATAGAAATGTATGTGGATAACTCAGATGGTTACATGGGTGAACAAGAGATTATTAAGAAGTTTGGTCTAGAGTTAAGAGATGATATTAGATTTACTCTATCTAAATCTAGATGGGAAACACTAGTAAAAAATAATAGTGATCTAGTTGCTGAAAGACCACAAGAGGGTGACTTGGTTTACTTCCCAACCACAAAAGCATTTTTTGAGATACAGTTTGTTGAACATGAACAGCCGTTCTATCAACAGAGCGCTCTGCCTGTTTACAAATTATCTTGTACTAGATTTGAGTACAGCTCAGAAAGAATTGATACAGGTATTGCTTCTATTGATGCTGTTGAAGATAATCTATCAACAGACACAATGAATTTTCAGTTTACACTAGAAGCAGAAACAGGATCAATTGTGTTAGAGAGTGATATAGGTGAAATTAACTATTTAATTAACGAAAACTTTACAATGGCAACACAACAACCAGTAGATCAAGGTAAAGCATTTGAAACTGCTGCTGGTACTAATACATCATCTACGGCAGATGATATATTAGATTTTAGCGAAAGAAATCCTTTCGGAGAAGTGGATGACTACTAATGTTCGGACAACATTTTTATCATAAACAAATTAGAAAAACTGTAATTGCGTTTGGTACTATATTTAATAATATTAATATCAAGCGTACGGATTCTAGCGGAAATCCTATACAGACAATTAGGGTGCCATTATCTTATGCACCTAAGGAAAAATTTATTGCAAGATTAGATCAAAACTCTGATCTAACTGGAGACGATTCAAGCGTGGCGATTACTCTACCTCGAATGTCATTTGATATCTCTGGTTATTCCTATGACGCAACTCGTAAACTAAACAAGAACCAAAAATTTGTTGTAGCAAAAAACACGAGTGGTGATACAAAAAGAACTAATACACAATTCTCTCCTGTACCATATGATGTAAGTTTTGATTTAAATATCTACACAGCGACTTCAGATGATGGCCTTCAGATTGTAGAACAAATACTTCCATACTTTCAACCTGATTACACGGTCACAATGATTATGGATAAAGACTTCATGGATACAAAAAGAGATATACCTTTTGTATTAGAGAGTGTTGATTATGAGGATAGTTATACTGGTGCGTTGACGGATAGAAGAAGAATTATATATACACTAAAATTTACTGCAAAGATATATCTATATGGTCCTATAACAACAAATGCTATAATTAAAAATGTGGAAGCAGACATGTACACAAACACATCGGATGCTAATCCATCTAGATCACAGAGGGTTACTGTCACACCAAACCCTACAAGTTCCGATAGAGATGATAGTTATACATACACGACCACACTAGAGTTTTTTAATGATGGATTAAATTATGATGAAAAGACTGGTGACGACAAATAACATAAGGTTTTAAAATGAGTAGTATTGATGATAAATTAAATGAAGTATTAAATATAGCTGATGAGGTTCTAGAAAAGAAAGTAGAAAAGAATCCTCTAGAGATAGTAAACGAACCACCTAAACCTGTAGCACCTGAGAACGGAGACGTAGATACCGATTTTGAAACTGGTAGAAACGAACTCTACAAGATGTTGGAAAAAGGTAATACTGCAATAGATGGTATTTTAAATCTTGCAAAAGAGGGTGAACACCCTAGAGCATATGAGGTTGCAGGACAATTAATCAAGACGCAGAGTGAGATAGCACAGAATCTATTAGACCTACAAGACAAACTTAAAAAGATTAAAGATGTAAAAGAATTAGGGCCTAAGAATGTTACCAATGCATTATTTGTAGGATCAACAACAGAATTACAGAAACTTATAAAAAAGAACAAAGATAAAAAATGAAACTAGACCAATATTTAGGAAATCCTAACCTAAAAAAGGCACACACAAAATCACGATTTACACCTAAACAAGTAGATGAAGTGGTAAAGTGTCTTGAGGATCCTAAATACTTTATAGAAAATTACTTAAAGATAGTCTCAATCGATAAAGGTTTGATACCTTTTGAGATGTATGACTTTCAGCGGAAGATGGTAGATACTTTTCACGACAATAGGTTTACAATATGTAAATTACCTAGACAGAGTGGAAAGTCAACTATCATTGTATCCTACCTCTTACATTACGTTTTGTTTAACGATAATGTGAATGTTGCAATACTCGCCAACAAATCTTCTACGGCAAGGGATTTATTAGGGCGACTGCAAC